CAATTTCTTCTACAAGTGCTTGAGCATAAGAATTTTCTAATTCTTCTTTAATTTCGTGAACCTTAGAACGAATTGCCGCTTCAAAAATAGTGCGTGCTTTTTCTTGGAATTCTTCAGAAAGTTCTTCACCTTCTAAGAGTGCATTGACATCATCTTCAATGTCAAATTCTTCTTCCATATCTTCTTCGTCTTCTTCGTCTTCTTCGTCTTCTTTTTCTTTCTTTCCTTTAGGTGGAGTATCTTCTACATCTTCCTCTTCATCATGTGAAGATTCCAAAAGTTCTTCATCTTCATCATACTCTGTATCTTCTTTTTTTACACCTTGACCAGGAGTGGAAACAGGAGTGGCAGAAGTGTGAGGAGTTTCTGCTGCTGCTGCTTTTGCATTCACTACATCTCTTACTTGAGCAAGAGTTGCGTCAGGTGTTTTAAGTGCTGCGGAATCGTCATCGGGACGATAATTTTCGGGAGTTGGACCGCCTAAATCTTCCCAAGCACCAGTTTGTCCTGGAACCATAACTCCAGAGGCATTTTGTTTAATATTATGCATTGGTTCGGCAGCGGCTGCCCCTTTGGTTACTACGTTTTCCATTTCTTGTAAATTTCTACCAACGGACATTTTAGATTTATTGAGTTATAATATATATTTATTTATAAATTATAAATTTGAAAGAAATTCAAATTTATATCTTTTTTTGAATGTTTGTTTAGAAACACCAAAATATTCATAAGCATCTTTCATACATCCAAATTTTATATCATTACAAATTATTGATTTAGAATTTGGATTTTTGGATCTCTCATTTTTTTTAATTGGATTATCAATATATTTTTTATTTATCTTATAATTTGGTTTATGTGAATTTGATATCCCAATTTTTTTCTTGTGCTCTTCTGTAAGTTTTTTATTGAGATTTTTCTCTCTCAATTTTTCTCTTTGTTCTTGTGATAATTTACTACCTGTTCTATCGGGTGGAATGATATCTTTATTAGTTAAAAACTCTTTATAATATTCTATAAAATATGATTCATATTCTAAAGAATCCGAATTTGATATATTTTCAATTATTTTATATACTAAAGGTTCAAATCCCAAAAATCTTATATTTTTAATATAATTTAATTTGTCTAAATTGTAATTCGCATGACCTTTAAAATGTGCATAACATCTATCTTTTTTACCTTTACCGATATAAAATGGTATTCTATTGATTGGATCTATTAAAGCATAAACATAATGTTCTTTCATTTATAACATACTTATAAATTTTTGAAAATGTTGGAGTTTTCTTTCTTCTGTTAATTTTTTTCTCATAGAATCTTTTTCTATAATTGATTTAATTGATTCCGCAATCCAGACTTTTTTATTTGAATCATAAATCCATTCTTTTCCTTCAAATATTCCTTGAACAAATGCATCTGGAGCAGATGGGTCGGCAACAATGTCAGCAGCAGTAGCAAGCATAAAATCTTCACCAACAATCTTGTGACCTTCATTTGTCATTTTGAGTGAACCAACACCACGAGAAGAAACTCCTAAACAAACTCCTTCACTAATAAGTGATTGAGCAATTTTACCCATTGGGGTTTCAAGAAGTTGTGCTTTTCCTCTAAAATTGTTTCCTTCTGCTGTTAAAGAAATAATTTTATGTGAAACTCTATCTAAATTAACTGTCGGTCCATCTGGATGTCCCAACTCACCTAAAGCACGTCCTTTATTAATAAAAGATTCTGTATACCTTTTAACTTCACGAGAAAGAGTTTCCATCGGATACATTCTTCCATTACGGTTGCAAATGTTTCCTTGAAGAAAAACTCCTTCAATATATAAATTTTTTTTATTACCTACTTTTTCGGTAATAAATTCTACTTTTTGTGCTTCTTCTGTGATTAGTTTCATTTTATTCTGATACGAGAGTAACTACTTCTGAAATATTGAAAAAAGTATTTTCTTCGTCCGTTAAACAAGCAACCTTCACACTTCTATAAGCCGATGCACCAGATATATTTGGTGATGTTATAGATGAACTATTAAAATTAATAGTAACGGAAGAACTATTCATTGACACAATTGAATTATGTTCTGTATTAATTCCCGATGTTGCTGCCCCAGAAATTGTAATATAATCGGTTGATTCAAATGGATTACTAACATTTGAATCAAATAATATAGTTGTAGTAGTTCCTGTTGTAATTCCAGTAATTACTTGGCGCCTCATAGTTTCTTTCAAAACATCTGTTCCGTATGGAACTATATGAAAAGAATTTCTACTCACAGTTGGATTTGTTCCAATTGAAACATAACCGCCTGCACTATTTCCAGTTGAACCAATTGTAATTCTTAAATATCCACTTTTAAGTGCTATTGGAACACTTGTAGATGCAACTCCTGCAGTAGGAGTTATTCTTGGAATAATAGTGTCTTGTATAACTTTTATAGCCATTATTTTTTATTCCTCACCACTATCAAACATTAATGATGCTATTTCTGGACGAACATAATCTATTTTTTCTGCAGCTTTAGCATATAGTAATTCTTTAATTCTTTCAGAAACCTCAGAGGGAGATTCATTGGTTGCAATTAAGTCAATAAGTTCTTCCATAGAAAATAAATTGTATTTATAATCTTATTTATATTTTTCCTCCTTTAGGTTCTGTGGGAACTGCCGGTGCTTCTGGTGCTAATTGGTCTTCTGGAATTTCACCTAATGCTGGTTGCTCTTCCACAGACCCTTCAGGTGGAACTGATTCTTCGGGAGAAATTGGATTTCCTACTTCATCGGTTGGTGCATTTGGATCTGGAATAATTCCTTTTGTAATTTCATCATCAATCTGTAAATCAATTTCAATAATTTCTGAATCAGTTTGGCGAAGAATTTTCTTACGAACATATTCTGTGGAATAATATTTTCCTATGTATGGTTCAATAGTTGTAAGAAGAGTAATGCGATTGGTAAGAAGTTCTGCCTCTTTTAATTCCGAAAAATGGTTATCATACAGAAAATCATATTGAATATGATCTTCCATTTTTTTCCAATCTTCTGGAGTTACAATGTTTTTGAGTAAAAGTTGAGTGCGAAGAATGTCATTAAATAATTGTGCAAATCTTTTTCTCAATCTTCCTACAAATTTTGAAAATTTAAGTTCATCTCTTAAAATTTCTGATGATCTTCCAAGATTAAATCCATCTCCCCCACCAGCAATTCTTGATTCTGGAACACGTAATGCTCTATAAAGTTTTTTCTGAAAATACTCAATATCAGAAAGTTCTCCTAAATTTTGACCACCAGGAAGTGTTGTGATTTCTGTTCCTCTTCCACCTTCTCTTCTTGGAAGCCAGAAATCTTCAAGCATACTCATAAATTTGCGATCATCACGCACTTCACCCGTATTTGCGTCATAAACTAATTTATTTCTATAACGACTCATAACTTCTTTTAGATATTGTTCTGCCTTCACTTTTGGTAAATTGCCAACATCAATATAGAAAATACGACGTTCAGGTGCTCTTGATAATCTATAAATTACAAGAGAATCTTCAATCATTCTCAATTGATTTAGTGCTTTAATTGCTATATGAAGATATGAGAGAACAGTCCCTTTATTTCTATCTACAAGACCGGAAGTACAATAAGTAATAGAATCTTTTGCAATTTTAATTGATCCTTTAGATGCTCCACTCAAAGAACCTGTAGGATAATTTGGCATCGGTGAATATATAAAATATTCTTCAATACTTGAATATCCCAATTCTGTGTTTGTTAAATTTGAATTTGCGACTAACTTATTGACCGAAGGTTGAAATTTTGTTTCTTTATTTTTTATTTCTTGCCTCACATGTTTCATTTTTAATGGATCTATGTATCTTAATTCTTGTATTCCTTCATGGGGTTTTTTAACATCGATAACTTTTAAATAATATAATCTTCCATCAACATACCAGTTTCTAAAAATTTCATGAGACTTTCTATCAAAATCCATCATTTCTTTAATGGATTTGAACTCATTTCTTATAATTTGTTTTAATTTATCACTTGCGTTTAAGTTACTTAATTCAATTTCTACAGGAGAATCATATAAATTACTCACAATTGCTTCATTTACAACATCTTCTATTGCAGCATCACATTCAGGATGCAATGCCATTTCTCTATAACGACGCATTAAATCAAATTCTGTTCTGTAAACACCTTCAATGTCTACATATTGTCCATAAAATCCAGATTGAATGTAATAATCAACCCCGTCCTCATTAGTTTGAGGAACGGGGGAAACTATAGATTTAGATTTTTTTTCCTTATCCTCAATTGAAAAACCAAAAAGTTTTGCCATATTATAAATCTTAAACTTAGTATTGAACTATTTAGTTAATATCTATACCACCCGCAAATGAAGCATCACCTTTAATTGCTTCCCACCAAAGAACCTGCATTTCTACAGTAAATTCTTGGATATTTTCATTTCCATAATCAAGTTGAATTGGGCTAATACTTGTTGGAAATATATCATAAAAATGATATGCTCTCAAAGTTGCTCCATTGCGATCTAATTGATAAACAAATGCGTCTGCATGATAAAGAGAAGGATTTGTTTCACCAGTATTATCTGACACCCTATTAATTTTATTACTCCAATTTTCAAAAGCAGATCTAATTGCAAAATCAGTATCATTAATTACTGTAATGGTCCAAGATTCAATACTTCTGTCTCCAGCTACTTTTAAAGTTCTTCCTCTAAAAGCAACATCTAAAGCAGATACGCTTGATCCAGGAAGTGCTGCTGTTTTAATTAAAAATCTTGATTTATCTAAAATTGAAGAATCAACCTTTGCAATGTCAGGAAAAGAAAGAACAACCTCAAAGAGATTACTTCTTGTACCACCACCTGTCAATTTACTTTTAAAATCAGTAATCTTCCTTAAAGGGGGTGGATTAAATTGAGTTCTGGTTGCCATAATTTGCTAAACCTCTAAATTAAAAGTTACCGATTACTTCTTGGAAATCAACGCCAGTCTTAGTGGCGATGAAGGTCAGTCCAATGAAGTTAATTGACCTTGATGGTTTAATATAAATGTCCGCAACAAATTCATTGCTGTCAATTATAGCAGCAGTATTATTTGTTTCGTCACAAACTACTACATAATCAAAAATACCTCTTTTTGCTTGAACATCTCTTAAGAAAGGTTCAATAGTATTTACAAAATTTGTTCTTGTAATTTCATCATTAAATTCAAACAGAGTGTCCTTAGCAGCTGCTGAAATTGCCTCTTCAAGATATAAGAATAGACGACGAACGTTAATACGGTCAAATGCTGAAGATTTTCCATATCCAGTTTTGTCACCAAATAGAATAATTCCAGCACCAGGTGAAAATATTACAGGATTAATTCTATTGCTATAGAGACGATCTCTTTGAGATTTACTTGGATTATATGGAAGTTTTACTGCATTTAATATTGCACCTCTACTTGTTCCAGCTGGAGAATACCAAGGAAAAGTATTAATATCAGTGCGAGCACAAAGACCAGCAATATCTCCGTTCAGAGGAACATATCTAAATGTATTGCTGAATCTATCATACATGTATTTGTATCCAGAATCAAATACTGCATAAGTTGTTGAAGCAACTGATGAGAAGAAACTAATTACATTTTTTGTAATTAGTTCAGATGGGTTTACATTTACAGCAGTTTGTGAATCTGTATCTGTAAGTGCAGCACCTCTATAAGGTGAAATAAATGCCACTGAATCTTTTCTCAATTCTGCAACCGAAATTAACTTATTTGCAAGTTCTTGTGCAGTATCTTTCGTATAATTTGCAGAACCCATCAAAAGAAAATCAATTTGATAATTTTCTGTACTTTCAAATAAGTCGTATCCAGATTTTAATGCTGAAAGATCTGCTAATAATGCTCCTTCTGTAGAAACTCCGGTTTGACCATTATAATTTACTCCCCTATTTAATGTATAAGTTTCAGAACCAGAAGAACCAAATATAATTCCTTCAACTGGTTGATCCCAACCAATATCTGATACTAAATCAAATTCACCAAAATCAAATCCAGTAGTAACTATTCCTGTTGGTGCTCCACCAGCAAAAACATAATTTGAATTTTCTGCAATATACTTTCTCCAATAAGAAACAGATCCTACTGAAAACTGAGAATCACTTCCCTTAGAAAGATTTAAATGTTTTTCTAAAATTGTTCCAGCATTTCCAGTTATTGTTCCTAAATCATCAAAAACAATAACGTGAAGTTCATCAAATCTTGAACCTCTTGATGCAGCATATGCAGATGTTCCTGGCGCAGGAGCAATATTGTTCCACTGGATGGTCGAATTAGTTAATGTAACATATTGTTGACTAAACCAGTCAACTTCGCCAGTGTAAGCAGCACTTCCTAAAAGAACTCCAGTACCAGATGTTACGATGCCAACATTTCCAGTTTCAGTAAAACAATAAG